TCCTTGTCTCTCCCTATTCCATGATAATAGGTGAAACCAGCCTTTACTCGATAATGATTAATGAAAGCTCCGAAATACTTGCGCAACAATAAAACCATATCCAAAGATGATTGTTCAAAAACTCTAGTTATTCCTTGCTCAACTTTAGCAGCAGGACGCAGTTCATCTTTAAGCGTTGCAAGGAAAACAAAATCTGGTACAATACCAGTTCTAATGTTCTTTTCCTTACTGGCAACAATCTCAACAAACGACTTGCCAAACGATGGTAATATCTCATTTGCTCTATCACTATAAGTGTATTTCAAAGGTTGAGTCTCTCCTTCAATAACTTCCTGAGGAAGAGCGGAAAAGATTTCTTTCTTTCCTCCAGTGAAAAACTTATTCCAGAAGCCTGAAGAAGTTTGCATTCTAACACCATCCATACTACCAAAACCATTAATCATCTCAAAGTCAGACAATAAATGTTGATCACGAACAACAGGAAATTTAGTAACAAAGTATTTCGCAAATTGACGGATGTTGCGATAAGGAACCGGACTAACCTGATTAGTATACCATTTCTGAGAACCAGTCAGCAAGGGCGAAACCAATTCACCATTAACAACACAAGGAACCTTCTGCGATGGTCTATAATCGCACTCCTCATCACGAACAAGTTCAGGTTCAATTTTGCGATATTGCGTTTTATTCGATGTAAAATGTTCCTGTTTAACGTCATTTATCTTAACTTGAGCATAAATTGGGGTAGGAGCAAACCAAAATTTATTTTCAGTTGCAACCCCCTCAAACTTAACTTCTCTTTGTGGTCTCTTTGCAAGATAAACTTTAGGAATCTCCACAGCTGCACCACGATCCCAATCATCAGTGATAGCAGAATGCAATCCCAACACACCAATGCCCATTACATAATATGGTCTTCCACAATCGCCATGTTGTGTTTTGATAACTCTATCACCATTGTGTTTGAATTCAATGTAACGGTTGCGAATCGATTTTCCTCCCATCTCATTAATCATTGTAGTGCCTTCCCAAGT